CTCGCAGAGTTGGCGCCGGCGGAACCGGGCGTGGTGCCGCGAGCGCTGGAACCGCTCAACATACATTTGCCGGTTGTCGAGACGCGCGCACTCCAAGCCTACTTGCATGAGGCCTTGCCGGACCGTCTCTCGCGCGAGTTCATCAACGCGGGCGGTGTGAGCAAGAATTATGACGATGAGCGTTTTCCGGAGGAGCTTAGCCGTGTTTTTCCCCATCAGGCAGGCAGCGACGTCGCTTTCGCTAAGGCCACGTACGCCGCGCGACTCACGCGGAGCACGTTTGAGTGGAACGAGCATGACTTCCTCAAGAAGAAGTTGCTCGGCGACCAATTGTGGCACGGGTTTGCGACGGCGTTGGAGTTGCCTGACGACCCCGTTTTCGATGACGAGCTGTTCATGTCGTGCATCGCGGACCAGTTGCGGGTCAGGGCGCAGAAAACCGCCGGGCAGCTCGCGGATATCGCCGAGCGTTCCGACTTCTGGGGCCGCATGGTGAACGAGGTGCGCCACAACATAAAGACGCAACTCAAGGCCAAGCTAGAGGCGCTGCACCTGGATAAGCCCAAGGCGGGCCAGCCGACCAGCACGTGTCATGAGTGGGTGGTGGCGACGTTCGGCCCTGTTTTTCGGTATTGTCACGCCCAGCTGGTGGGCAACAAAAAGAGTACGCGGTTGGAGCTCTACAAAGGTTGGAACCTGAGCAAGTTCAATTCGTGGGTGGCGACCAACTGGCGCCCGGTGGGGCAGTGCACGCTCAACGATTTTTCGCAGTTCGACGCCACGCAGGGCGGTGAAAGCGTGCACCTCGAGGCGCGTGTCATGCGCTGGGCGGGCATCCCTGAAAACATCATCAGCTCGTACTGCGCGTGGAAGACGCACATCATATCCGACAAGGTCGGCGTGAAACGTACCAGCCGCGACTCGGGCGAGCCTGGGACCTTCGACGGCAACACCTGGTACAGCATCGCTATCACTGCCCTCAAATACGGCCCCGCCAACTTGAGGCGAGGCGCTTGGTTGTTCGGCGGCGATGACATGGCCTGCGACCACGAGGTGCGCGAGACGGCTGCTTGGCGAGGCACGTGGAGCAAGAAAGTGCGCACCATCAGCAAAACGG